CCGCAGGTTCGGACCCTGCTCGATCGACCAACTTTTTCGCGGCGGTGTAGCTCAGATGTAGAGCGTCCGGCTGATAACCGGGAGGCCACAGGGTCGCTCCTGTCACCGCTACCAACAACGGGTCTTGCGCCAGATGGGAAGGCGGAGGCTTCACACGCCTCTATGACTAGGTTCGATCCCTAGAAGACCCACCAACCCACCCGAACCGAGAAAGGAGCGGGATATGACGAACAGATACTCGCTCCGACAGCGACAACCCGGTTGAAGTTTTGCCGGGTCGTTTAATGGTAAGACCCCTGACTTTGATTCAGGTAAGTGCAGGTTCGAGTCCTGCCCCGGCATCCACTGGGGAGTGGTCTAATGGTATGGTGCTCGGTTCTGGTCCGTGAGATGTAGGTTCGATTCCTACCTCCCCATCCACTTTCTTTGTTCTGATATGGCGGAATTGGTAAACGCAGTGGACTGTTAATCCACCGTCCTGCGAGGGACTTGCAAGTTCGAGGCTTGCTATCAGAGCCAAGCTTTACAGGGGCATAGCTCAGCGGAACTAGAGCGTCCGGCTACGAACCGGAAGGTCGGGAGTTCAAATCTCTCTGTCCCTGCCATTTTCTTGACAGCCAATGTCAACAATACTAACATGAGGTATGGATAAGCTACTCATCGCGCGGGTGTTCTCGCATATTGCAACAGGGCATGTGCGCCAGTGCTGGCCGTGGACTACCGAAAGAAAGGACGGCTACGGCTCGGTACAGGATGAACATGGTAAGCGAATTTCCGCTCACCGTGTAGTGTACGAGTTCTTTCACGGTGATCTGTCACCAGATGAAGTCGTCCGCCATACATGCGATAACCCGCCGTGCTGTAATCCCTACCACCTCGTGAAAGGTACTCAGGCCGACAACGTAAGGGATCGCGTAGAAAGGAGGCGGAGTGCAAACGGAGTTCGTAACGGGCGGGCTCTCCTCGGGGAGGACGATGTCAGAAGCATTCACAAGGATAACCGTACGCTCGAAGCGATCGCAGCCGACTACGGAGTAAGTCGGGCGACGATCTATGACATCAAAAGCGGGCGGAACTGGAAACACATCGCCAAGGAGTTCGGCGTGGTTCCTATCCCAAGCGCAAGCGTAAGAAATAAATAGGCCGCGTTAGCTCAGCGGAATCAGAGCGCCCGTCTTCTAAACGGGCTGTCGGGGGTTCGAATCCCTCACGCGGCTCCACTGCGACGTAGCTCAGCGGAACAAGAGCGCCGCCCTCCGAAGGCGGAGGTCGTGAGTTCGAATCTCACCGTCGCGGCCATACTATATAGAGGACGGCATGAACCCTTACGAATCCGCCGCCCTCCGGCCGAAGCTCCAGACCCTTCTCACCGCCACCGCGTTCGCCGCCCACGACCAGCCGTTCTACGGCGTCGTGCGCGATCCCGTGCGGCTCCGGCGGGACCTCCACGAGATCGCGCTGGAGGCGATCGCGCTCGGGGCGCAAGCCGCGACGGCGACCGCCCGGGCGGACCTCGCGGAAGCCGAGGTGATCCGGCTCCGGTCCGCGCTCTCGATGCTCGGGGCCGACGCCGAGGTCGCGCGCAGCCGGGAGGTGTTCGAGCAAGCGGGAAATTTGTTGATGGCGATGAAATAGCGGTTTCTCTCCACCGGAAACTCAACCGGCAGAAGAGAGGCGGCGGGCGAAAGCTAACCGCTAGAGCGTTGAGTAAGTAACGACTGTCAGGATTCTTGACACGGAGGGTAGTTTCCATTATCCTACGCGGATCAAAGTCCAATAGGCAGTCAAGCTGATGTCGCACCGCAACGCCGAACTGCCGCAGGACGTGTTTGGGTCCGAGTGTTTCGACTCCTTTTCCGCGCTGCTCGTCCGCACCGCGAAATGCACGAAGGTCGCGAAACGCGACGTCAAGCTCGGCACAGTTGCGATGATCGCGGCCACTATCCCGTTGATCCTTCTGCTCGCTGTGCTATCGAGCGGAGCCTACGCCGCCATCGCGAGTTCGCTGCCTTTACATTGAGGAACTTTCCAGCATACGCTGCGTCCTAAACCCGTTCGATGGGGCATAAGGGATCGGAAATGACAGCGTTCAATGCTGCGTGTGACACGCCGGACGGCGTGGGTGCCGTCCAACAAAGAATGGTCTCCGACATCCGCGAACTCGCGATGTTGAGTGAGACTGAACTGGACGACGACTCTTTAGAGGAAATGGAGGGACTGGTCGAGCGAGTCGCGTCTGACATCGCCAGCGTCCGAACGTCGCGGGCGGTGAGGAACCACCTTCCCTCCTAGAGAATTACGAGTTGGAAAACTCCGGTTCGGACGTCGTCGTGTACGAACGTCCTCTCACGAAGGCGCAATCGCGCGCACTTCGTCGTGCTGAAAAGAAGAAGGCCGCACAACATTCTTCTGCCCCTCCGCTCGTAGCGAAAACCGAACGCCAAGCGGAGTACATCGAATTACTCGAAGCCGGTGACAGCGTATTCGCTGTCGGCGGCGCCGGGACGGGCAAGACCTATATCGCCGCGCGGATCGCCGCTCGGCTCTTGCGCGAGCGGAAAATCGATCGGATCGTGGTCGCGCGCGCGACCGTCTCGAAGCCGAAGCATAAGGTCGGCTACCTCCCCGGAAACCTCGAAGCCAAGCTCAAACCGTGGATGATCCCGGTGATGGACGGCCTGCGCGCCGAGGTCTCCGCCAACACGATCGACCTGTGGAGGCAGGAAGAGAAATTCGCATTCCTGCCGTTCGAGCAGATGCGCGGACGAACGATCTCCGACGCGTTCATCATCCTTGACGAGGCGCAGAACTGCGACTTCGAAGACCTCTCGATGTTTCTCTCACGAACCGGTGAGGGATCGCAAGTCGTCGTGACTGGCGATGTCGATCAGGTGGACATCCCGGATTCCGGTCTGCGTGAATGGCTGGAGATTGTCGAGGATGATCTCGCTATCCCCATGGAAATCGTGCAGTTCGGGGTCGAGGACGTCGTCCGTTCGCCGCTTGCGAAAGCAATCGTCAGGGCGATCGCAAGACGAAATGCAACTCGGCGTGTCAAAAATCTTGACGAACTGCCAGATTTTATCCACAATGGCCGCAAGTGATGTCATTTTAACCGTGATCGAGTGACACCGGATGGCCTTCAATTTTGTCGTCGAGACCGGCATCGCCGATTCTGACGCGAACTCCTATGCGGACGTGGAATTCGCGGACGACTACGTGGAGGCCAACATCTACGCTGAGGCTTGGGCGCTCGCGAGCGAGGAGACGAAACAGAAACTCCTCGTCCGCGCGTCCAAGAACCTCGACGCCCGGGTGAACTGGTACGGAACGCGCGTGGACGAAGACTCCGGATTGCGCTGGCCGCGTGCTGGTGTCTACGACCGTGACGGCTTTCTGATCGCCGAGGACGTGATCCCCGAGCAGCTTCAGGAAGCCGTGGTGGAGTTCGCGGTCTACCTCTCGACCTACGACTGGACGTCGCCGCGCGACGCCGACCAGTTCAAGGAACTTCAGGTGGACGTGATCGACATCAAGTTCGACCCCGCGTTCCGCAAAGCCGCGATCCCCGACACCGTCGTGCTGATGCTCGAAGGGCTCGGGGACGTCAACGGCGGCAAGCGCCCGGGGTTCAAGAAGATCATTCGGGTGTGACACATGGGGCTCCGCTCTACGCTCAAGGCGGGGGTCGATCTCGCGTTCGACGCCGTCGGCGATCTCAAGCGAGTCGTCACCTACCACTCAGTCACCGGACCGCCGGTCTACGACGTCGAGACCGGGACGACCTCCACCCCCGCGACTAACTACACCTTGCGGCGTGTGGTGATCACATCGTTCACCCAGACCGAGATTGACAACGATCCGTCTCTCCTCACCAGCGAGAAGATGATCTTCCCGCACGACGATCTTCCGGTCGAGCCGAAACCCAACGACACCGTGACCGACGACGAGGGCCGCGTGTGGGAGATCGTGCGACTGCTCAGCGTACCGGGCAAGCTGATCAACAAGCTGCAAGTGCGGACGACCCGCTGATGGCAGGCGCGTACACGGGTGCGTTCGGCGCCAACGGTTACGTCGTCGGGAGTTTCAGCGTCACCGGGAAGGATTTCTACAAGGCGTTCCTGAAGTCGATCGAGCAGAAGTTCGAGACCCGCGCGCGCGACATCCTGATCTATCTGAACGAGAAAATCCTCGTCTCCACGCCGGTCTGGGAAGGCGCGACGATCACGAACTACCGCTGGTCGGGCGGCTCCCCGCAGACGGTGGACGGCGCGCCGATCGACACGGGTGATCCCGGCCAGACGAGCATGATGCCGCTCGGCGCCGAACCCCGGCGCCCGGCGAACGAAGCCGCTCCGCGCGCGAGCTTCGCGAAGCTGCTGGGGCAGAAGAAACTCCCCACGCTGATCTTCCTCACCAACGCCTCCGAAGGGGCGGTCCCACTCGAACTGCGCGAGTGGCCGACGCCGGACCGCTCACGTACCCCCCACGGCGGGATCATCAAACTCGCGGTCGCTCAGGTCGAGGCCGGACTGAAGTCGCAGCAATGAACGAGTACGACGAACTCCGCAAGGTGCTGACGGGTAAGGCGGTCGAGATCGCTACCGCGCTCAACCTCCCGATCCAGATGCCGAACGGTCCGACGATCACCGAGCCCGCCGGGCCGTGGCTGGATTTCGCCTACCTCATCGGCGACACCGGACAGGCGGAATGCGGCGGCCCCGCCGCGTTGGAGATCACCGTCGGGACGCTGGATTTCGAGGTGCTCGTGCCGGAGCGAACCGGCGACGGCCCGGCGATCGCTTATGCGAACCAAATCAAGAAGCTGATCAACCGCAAACAATATCTCGTCGGGAATTACGGCTACGTCACCCTGCGAGCGGTGAGTGTTCATCAGCTTCCGCGCACGATGAACGGATGGTTCCGCGCGTGTGCCTCGACGTCGTTCTGGTTCCACCATCGCGATCCTGACGCCGACCCGTTACAAAATTTCTAAGTCCTTGACGGACACTGTCGGAATTCTTGACATTTCGAAGTCTATGCGGTAGTGTCCGAACGTAAATTCGCGGCGCAGACCGGGTCGGCGCGCAAGAGCGAAGCCCACCTGTCACGAAAAACGGAATTGGTGACTCTCTAATGGTCGCAATTTTCGCCGACTCCAACCGCGCTCGGCTCCGCTACATCCGCGAAGGTCTCACCGCTTGGGGCACCCTGCCCGCCAGCGGCAGCACCCGCGAACTCCGCTACACCTCGTCGTCGATCACGGCGGCGAAGGACACCGCGATCTCCGAGGAAATCCGCGCGGACCGAATGGTCCCGGACCACATCGAAACCGCCGCGCGGTCGAACGGCGACATCAACATCGAATTCTCGGCGGGGTCGCACGACGACTTCCTCGAATCGTTCGTGTACGGCGCGTGGACGCGTCCGATGACGTTCGACTCGGTGAAGGGGAACTCGCTCCAGTGGGCGACCACGAGCACCCTCTACGTCAACGGTAAGGACGTCACCCCCTACTTCTTCGCCGGACGCCGCGTCCGCACGAACGGGTTCAAGACCCCGGCGAACAACGACTATTTCCAGATCAACACGATCACGTGGAACGCGGGCGCGAACCGCACCGAGATCGTGATGACCGCTTCGACCGCCGTCGTGGAAGCCGGTTCGGCCTACACCGTCCTTTACGACGCGAACGACGTCATCGTGTTGAAGAACACCGCGATCCGCGCGGGCACGGCGGGCGCTTCGGCGTTCGACTCCAACGGCGGTAACGCTTTCGCCGCCGCGATCGCCGCCGGTCAACTCACCGCCGGTCAGAAGATTTTCGTCGAGGGCTGGGGCTTCGAGACCGGCTCCGTCGCGCTGACCGGTCAGATCGCTTCCGGCGACCGCGTGAAGGTCAACGACGGCAAGCGCGAACTGATCTTCCAATTCGGCGGTTCGGGCGGCAATTCGGTCGTCGTCGTGACGATCGGCGCTGATGCGAACGGCTCGGCGGTGAATCTTGCGGCGGCGATCAACGATCAGCGCGTCAAGGGGAACCTCGACGTCTCCGCGACCGCCGCCGTCGCCACCGTCACGATCAAGAACCTGAACGTCACGGGCGGCGCGCTCACCGAACTGGTGGATTCCGGCGCGAAGATCACCGTCACGAACTTCGCGGGCGGCGCCGCGAGCATTCGCGGCGTATTCGAGATCACCACGGCGACCGACGACGTCCTCACCGTCACCCCCGCCCCGGCGACCTTCGCCAATGGCGGCTCGTTGGCGGTGACGATCAAGGGCTCGATGCTGCGCAACCCGTCCAACCCGGACGACATCACGCCGCAGTCCTACACGATCGAAACCGGCTTCGAAGACGTCGATCAGTATTTCGTCACCAACGGCCTGCGGGTCGGCACGGTGCGGTACAACATCGCCGCCAACTCGATCCTCACCGGCACGATCGGCTTCAACGGCGCACAGTCCGCGCGCTCGATCACCAGCGTGCTCGGCGCCTCGCCGTTCACCGTGCTCCAGACGACCTCGACGCCGGTCATGAACGCGACCGTCAACGTCGGCTACATCAACGTCGATGGCGAAGCCCTCTCGACCGCCGTGCAGTCGATCGAAATGAACGGCACGAACAACCTGCGCGATCAGAACGCCGTGTCGTACAAGTTCCCCGCCGGTATCGGCGCGGGCCGCATGGAACTCTCCGGCACGATGGTGGCGTACTTCGCCGACGGCGCGCTGTGGGACAAGTTCATCAACCACACGACCGTGTCGGTCTCGTGGGCGGTGGAAGACGTCGAGCGTCACCACTACGAGTGGCTGATCCCGGCGGCGGTGTTCTCTCAGTCGAACGTGTCGCCGCAGGGCGGCAACCAAGACGTGCTGGAGAACATGAACTGGATGGCGAAGCGCGACGGTACGCGTGACTGCGAAATCCAGATCGACCGCTTCTCCTGCGTGTATCCGCCCACCGCGTAACCTTTCGGGTTGAGCAACTCAACCCGTACAGCACCCCCCGATACTTCTTCCGACAGAAGTCGTCGCGACGCAGGAGAGACCCGGAAGTCGGGGTCCGGGTCTCTCCACCCTCCCTGACAACTTGAAGGGCACCCCGAATGCTCAAGACGAATCTCAACGACCTGTTCGAAACCAACACCTCCGTCGAAGAAGACGGCGTGTGGCAAGAACTCAAGCCCGGCCAGCGGGTAAAAATCCGCGCGTTCTCCGCCAAGGCCGTCGTCGATCTCCGCGAAGTCCTCCGTAAGCCCTACGCCGCGCTGGAACGCTTCAACAAGATTCCCGACGAGGCGATGGAAGAGATTAGCCGGAAGGTGATCGCGGGCGCCGTGATCGCCGACTGGGAAGGGATCATGGGCGAGGACGACGACGGCAAACCGGTCGAAATCCCCTACAATGCCGATAACGCCTACGCGATCCTGAAGGCGATGCCGCGCTTCGGCACCTGGGTCGTCAGCGTGTCGATGGACGCGCAGAACTACAAGGACGCGGTCCGCGAGGACGGCGCAAAAAACTGAGGGCGGCGCTCGACAGCGCCGTAGCTCAGAAAAAAGACGACACCGCCCTGTGGCTTCAGGAGCTTCGGAAGCAGGGGATCGTCCCTGCGAACACCGAACCTGAAACCCCTGAGGTCGAGCCCTATCCCGATCTCCTGTGGG